ACTGGCATTACTGGTTCGGGCACTGGTGGCGTTGGCTCGTTCCACCCAGGTATCAGCGAAACCACCCAGAACAACTTTGCTCCGAATGGTGCCAGCAACGCGCTGTACCTGAACCGTGGAGCAAAGATTTCGTACGCTGGCGACGACAAGATTGTTCCGTACTTTGCGTTCGGTCTGTCTGACAGCGTTTCGTTCGAGGCTCAATTCGCTGGCCAGGGTTTCCAGGACATTCGTGCGCTGTCTGCCCAGTCGCTGCTCTACTCATCCATGCTGATGGAGGAGCGGATGCTGCTCATGGGTCGCGGATCTAACACCTCGTACTTCTCGGGTGCATTGTCCGTCCCGACTGCAACCATCGCTAACGCTTCACCGAACGCTGGTGAGTCTGCTGTGACTGGTTACACCACGAACATCTGGGTCAAGGTCACTGCTGACGCTGGTGATTTTGGTGAGTCGGCATCGTCCACCATCGCTTCTGTTGCTGCCTCCGCAGGAACCGTTGCAGTGGTTACGATTTCCTCCGCAATCACGGGTGCACTTGGCTACCGCGTTTACGTTGGAACTGGTGCTTCCGCACCTGCTGATTCGGCCCTGTTCTATGCAGGCCGCACTGGGTCGCTGACCTTCCGCATCACTGGTGCTCTGCCGACCAGCGGAACGACTGTGGCTCACGCAGTCAGCACCGACACCTCTGCCTACTCAAATGGTTACGACGGCATCATGGCCTACGTGACTGGTTCGCAGGCTGGTTACACGAAGAACCTGAACAGCACGTTCAACGGTGTTAGCCCTGGTTCGGAGTTCCAGGCAGCGTTCGCTAGCCTTTACACCTCCGTCAAGGCCGATCCCGATGAGATCCTGTTCAACGGCACTGACCGTAAGAACCTGTCCGAGTTGCTGAAAAACTCGTCCAGCACCAACTACCGCCTCACTCTCCAGCAGGATGAGATTGGTAACGCGGTGGTCGGTTCTGTCATCACTGCAATCCAGAATGAGGTCACTGGCAAGGTTGTGCCGATGACCGTTCATCCCTGGATGCCGCAGGGCAACACGGCGATCCTGTCCTACTCGCTGCCGATTCCTGATTCACAGGTCAGCAACGTGTGGTCGGTGGTCAACGTGCAGGACTACATGGGCATTAACTGGCCAGTCGTGGACTTCCAGTACCAGATGTCCTCGTACTGGCAAGGCACCTTCGTGTGCTACGCCCCCGCGTGGAACGGCTCCATCACTGGAATCGCTGTTTCCTAGCACCTGATTGTCTGCGGGGGAGGGGAAATCTAACCAAAGCCCGTCCCTTTGGTTACCTCTCCCTCGCAGACCTCAACGATTGGACGGATGTAATGAAAAGAATGGTCGCTCCTAACGACACGATGCGTTCAGTTGAAATACAAGGCGCACGTACTGGTGCCAGCAAAACTTATTACTGGCAAAAGGATGGAACGGTCCATGTGAACTCAGAGCGTCACATTAAAGCGCTCAAGGAAGCAGGGTTCACGGAGGCAGGTATTGGCGGTGCCGCTTCTAACGGCGGATATGTTTGTAGCGGTTGCGGCTTCCATATGTGGTTCAAGACTTGTTCTAGATGCGGTGCGGAAGGCGTGAAGAATGGCTAACGCAGTAACAACTACCTCGCCGTTATTCTCCGTTCCGTATTTGACGATTGCGGAATACAAACAGGCACCGACAGCGGTCGATGTCGATGATTTGGTTGGTGGCGGTACTCAAGCCATTAACAATCAAGAATTGGCGAACGTTGTTGCTCGCGCTTCATCTTGGATTGATTCGTATTGCGGTCAGGTCTTAGGCGCGACTACAGACACGGAAGCNATGCGTGCCCGTGTTGACCGCAACGGGTTTNTAACAATTCACCCGCGCTTTTTCCCTATCGTGGAAGTGGTTTCCCTTTCATATGGCGTGCTGCCTAACAGCATTGCTCCCATTGATGTTTCGACCGTTTGGATTGAGAACCAATCCATCGTTGTCCCGCTTACTGGAATCAACATGGCGTTCAGTAACGGACCAATTCAATTCAACGGTAACTATTCCACCACGCAGGAATCATTTGTGTCCGTTACGTACGTCAACGGTTACGCAAACACAGTGCTTACTTCCAATGTCAGCGCATCCGCAACATCAATTCCAGTTTCCGACTTGGCTGCTTTTCTACCTGGCGGTCAATTCGCTATTTACGACGGCTCAAACACTGAACTGTTGAACGTGGCATCCACGTTTACGCCAACGTCAGGCGCAGGGAGCCTCCCAATCAGCACACAACTGGCATATGCTCACACAAGCGGAATTAGCGTCTCTACGTTGCCGCCAGCAATCAAGCAGGCAGCAATCTACGTAACGTCAGCCATTTTGAAGGCTCGTGGTAACGCAGCATTGGTGATGGGAAACATCACGCCTGGTGCGGTGCAAAACGCCAACCCTGGCGCAAACAATGACTTGATGGCCGCTTGGGACATTCTTAAGCCCTACCGCAGGATTCGTTAATGAGTCGCGCCACAATCCGTGCAGCGGTCGTTGCTTTCTTTCAACCGCCAGCGGTCGCAGGATTAAACACCGTGTATTCTGCTTTCCCAAAGCGCATCACTGGACCAGACTTCCGTAACGGTCAGCCTGCTGGTACCGCTTCTGGTTGTGTTGGCGTTATTGACATTACTTCGTCAAGGGAAGAACGCATCGCTATTGGAGGAGCAACAAGCGGCAAAAAATGGGTGCATTACACCGTTGATCTNCATTTGTTTTGNCATTCGATTGAATTGCACTCCGAAACTGCTATGGCGTTTTTTGATGGCGTGGTTGATGCTGTTAAAACCAAACTCCGATCCGACCGTTGGCTTAATGATTACCCAGCAATTTTTGAAGCAGGCGAACGAGAATTNATTGGTCGTTACGGTGAACCAAAAGTGTTAAACGATGGTGCTACAGAAATTTGGGGTTCAATTACCTTTGAGGTTTCCGAAGTTATTACAACCTGATTAGGATGAGCACATGGCAAAATTTGTTTCGATTGAAGCGCGGGAATACCCAACACTGGCATTCACGTTGGACGCTGGTGCCGTGGTAGATTTGCCTGCGGATACAAACGTGGCGGGGCTTGTAGCACAAAAGGATTTGCAAACTCCTGCTCCTGTAGCAGAACCAACACCAGCCGCTGATGCGGCACCCGCCGATGGAAAGGTGAGCGACAATGGCGCTTCCACGCAGTAGGTCTTATTTGGGAATTGCCAAGGAGACTCGTCCCACTCCAGGTAGTTCCCCGACCGCAGTTGCAGCGACGGATTTCATTCCGTTTAGCACCATTACTCCTTTCGACAATGTGAAGTATCTGGAAGATAAGGGCTTCCGTGGTTCCATGGTTGATTTGTACGGCGAGATTCAAGGTCCGATCTATTCGGAGTTTGATCTAACTGGAGATGTGTACCCAGACAGCACTGGATATTTTTACGCTGGTGTTCTTGGAGATGTGACCGTTACTGGTTCTTCCGCTCCTTACACTCACGCAATCTCCACGCTGAATAGCCAGGCAACCAATGGTCAACCTGTTACGTGGACGTTGAGCGATTATTACGGTGAAGGCACCGCTTCTACTCGCCAGTTTGCTGGTACGCAGTTTGCAAGCATTGATACAAAATTCACCGCTGATGCCTTGCTGACCCACACCACCAAGGGAATGGGTTTCCAATCGGTTAGCGCATCAAACCCAACGCCGTCGTTCAGCACTGTTACTCCTGTTCCTGTTTGGGAAGGCGTGACCACGTTGAACAGCAGCGTTACTGCGGTTATTGCTGACGGCAATATCAACATTTCGCGTCCTGTCAGCCCGATTTTCACGTTGACTGGTAATCAGAATCCGTATCAGTTGTTTGCTGGACCTGTCGATGCAAGCGGCGCTTTGTTGCTTGTTCTTGAGTCTGATGCTCAGTTGAACTACTACCTGCAAAATACTCAGCCGACGTTGAACATTGCTTTCACCGCTGGAACTGGTGCAACTGCTACTGGCGTTACTTTCAACATGACTAAATGTGCGTTCACGGTTGCCAAGATTGAGCGCAGCAAGGATTATGTTGAATTGAACGTGACGTTCAAAGCGGTTTCTAACACAACTGATGCTGGCACTTCTGCTGGTTACAGCCCGATCAAGGTCACTTTGAAGAACGCCAAGTCGAGCGGTACTTACGCCTAACAAATAGGAGGACGGAACAATGGCTAGACATGAATTGCAAGGCGGATGGGTGGAGTTGCGTAACCCGAGGGATGTTCCCGAAAAGTTGCGCCGCCCCATTCTGATGCGTTCGGCTTCAATGCAAAAGGCAGCGGCTGCTATTGCAGAAGTTGGCGTGGAGAACGCCGCTGATNTGATTACGGAAGATACGTTGGAATCAATGTTTGATTTTAACGATTTGGTTGTTGTTGCTTTGGTTTCGGAGTGGTCGTGGGGTTACCCAATTACCGTTGAAGGTCTTGGGGAACTTGCTGGCGGAACGTATGACCAGTTGAGNGAGTTGGTTTCTCCGATGGCAAGCGAGTTGATGCCAAACTTTGAAACGAATCCTGATCCTGTTTCCCCTACCGAACCCTCCTCCGTATAAGAAATGCGTTGGAGGGCGGTAAGTGGGATAACAGATACCCGCCTTCAATGGAACTTAGGGATTGGCAACTGGCAAAAAGTTTTGGTTGGACTAAGCAGCAGATAGATGAACAGCCTGCTGTTTGGTTAGACTGGATATTGCAGGTTGATGCGACGGCAACCGAGGTGCAAAACGAAAAGGCTGCGAAAGGTTAACCGCCGTGGGAATTNATGTTGCGAACAAGGTAATTGCTCGTAACACAATTNAGAAAATGCACAGCATNGTGCTGAAANCCGAAGCGGATACGATTGGTGTCGCTTTGGTTCGTGCTTCTTTAATTGTTGAAGCGGCTGCCAAAGATGAATTGAGCAAGACTTCTCATNAATCAATTAAGCACACTGGTTTTGACGGAAGAANTAAGCACAGCAGAGTGCGCCTTACCAGAAAAGGCAATGCGAGCGCGGCAGATAGACAACATGCTGCCGATGGCGAACCGCCAATGCTGTTAACGGGTAATTTGCGGCGTTCCGTTGTAAGCGGGAAACCTGAGTTTCTTGGTTATGGGCATTATTACGTGCAGGTTGGTCCGACTGCTGTTTACGGTCGTATACAGGAATTTCCTCGTTCTAATGGGGGTTATAACCATCCGTATATGAAGCCTGCTTTGGACAAAGTGCGTGGTCGTATTAAGAAAATTTATGAAGATGTCTGGAAAGAGTCGTTACGATGAGCGACTTTCTGCCACCAGTTATTGTTGAACTTGTTGCTTCCGTTGAGGGTTTTAAGGCAGGCATAAAATCTGCCGAAGATTCGGTTGGCAAGTTTGAAAAATCCAGCAATGCATCGTTTAGCAAATTGCAAAAAGGTGCAATGACGGCTGGTTTGGTTTCTGGTGCTGCGCTTGTCGGCGCAGGCAAAATGATTATTGACGCTTATAACAATATGCAGCAAGCGAATACTCGCTTGGATCAGGCGTTAAAAAACACTGGCAATAACACAACGGCGATGAAGGAAAAGATTGCTGTTGCCGCTGACGGAATGGCGAAATACGGCTATTCGGGTTCCGAGGCTACAACTGCTATTGCAACTATGACTCAGATAACTGGGTCTAGTACCAAGGCTTTGAATTTAATGCAGACCGCTGCAAATCTTGCTGCTTACAGGCACATTGATTTGTCCAAGGCTGCTTTGATGGTTGCACGGGCAAGTGAAGGCAACACTCGTGGTCTTGCCCAAATGGGTATTCAAGTCAATACAACTACGGTAGGCCTGGTAACGCTAACCAANGATCATCAGAAGTTGTCTGATGCTCAAGCCAGGTATCATTTGATGCTTTCTGCTGGTGCTGGTCTTTCCAAAAATCACGCCAAGGCAATGNTGGAATTGGCTGCTGCACATGAAAAAGTTTCTAGAGCGCAACAAAAATTAACGGCGGATCAGAACGCTGGGCAAACAATTATTGATGCTTTGAACAAGAAAACAAAGGGTTACGCTGACGCTTCGGCAATGACGTTGAACGGTGCTATGCAAACCCTTGGCGCGACTGTTCAAAATTTGTTTGAAGGCATTGCTCAACAATTAACTCCAGCGTTTGAGTGGTTTACCAAGACAGTTCAAACCGTCACAAAGTATTTGGCTGAGCATCAGAGCCTTATGAAAACTGTTGCCGCCGTAGTGGGCGGTGTTTTGGTTGGAGCGTTGGCGGTTGCAACTGCAATGATGATTTCTTTTGCTGCCGCTCAGATCGCGGCAACGTGGGAGATCCTTGCGGTTATTGCCGCTATTGCTGCTTTGACGGCTGGCATCTTGTGGCTATGGAATAACGTTTCGTGGTTTAGAGATGGTGTTACTGCCGCTTGGAACGGCATTAAAGATGTGACCGTAACGGTTTTCAATTTCATTAAGGATCACATTTCTCAAGTGTGGGAAGTCATCAAGGTTTTGTTTGAAATGACTCCCATCGGTTTTGTCATTACGCATTTCAATACGCTTAAAGACATAACAGTTAACGTTTTTAATTTTGTTAAAACNGCCATTCAGGATGTGTGGAACTGGATGGCAGACATATTTAAATTGACTCCAATTGGTTTGGTTATAACCAATTGGAACGAATTGGTGAGCGTCACCGAAACGGTTTTCAATGATGTGAAAAATGCTATTCAAGTTGGCATCAATGCTGTTATCGGGTTTGCCAGCAAGGTTGGCGAGAGCATTGCAGCGGCTGTTAATTGGTATTTGTCTTTGCCAGGAAAGGTTCTTGGTGTTCTTAAGAACGCTGGGACATGGTTGTTTAACACTGGCAAGGACATGATTCAAGGTTTGCTTGATGGCGCTGGTTCGTTGTTGTCAAAGATTGGCGATTTCTTTTTAAACAAATTGCCATCGTGGATTCAAGGTCCATTTAAGAGTGCGCTTGGTATTCAATCGCCATCCAAGGTGTTCTATAAGCATGGGCAGGACATTCTTGAGGGTCTTATTCAAGGCATGAACGCCAAAAAGGATGGAGTTGTTAAATCGGTTAAAGACTGGTCTGCTGTTATTGATAATTCAGCGACTCCAATTATTAATAGGTTTAATCAATCCGTTTCAAGCATTACTGATGTTTCTTTCCAAAGTTGGGGAACTCAGGCTATTGCTTCGTTTGATCAAATTGCAGCCTCAGTGAAACGTTTTGGTTCTGCGATTGATGCTGCCAAAGAGACTGGCAAGCAGGCTATTTCGGATTTCAAGGCTTTGGGTTCAGCGATTCAAACCGACATTACGGATGCAATGAATCAGGCCAAGACTGCTTTGCAGAACGCTCAACAAGCGTTTGACCAATACAAGCAGTCAATTTCGCAGGGCATTACTTCGGGCAATCAATTGTCCGATTCAGCGAATAATTACGTTAATGCTTTGAAGGCTGTTTCTGATGCTCAAAAACAGTTGGCTACGGATCAGGCGGCGCTTGTTTCTGACACGGCTGCTGGTAACAGCACGACTTCTGATTTGTCGAACATTGTTAGCGATCAGGCTGCCTTGGCTTTGGCGCAACAACAGCAAATTGGTTTTCTTGGTTTCTTGCAGCAAGGAACTAATACGGCTACTTCTTTCAGTCAGCAGATACAGAATTTGGTTAAGGCTGGCGCTTCCGCTTCTGTTATTCAGCAGATTACTCAATTGGGTGCTGCGACTGGTTCCCAAATTGTTGAGCAGTTGCTTTCGGGTGGTAAAGCAGCAATTCAGCAAGCAAACAGTTTGGTTGAGACTGTGCAGAACGTTTCGGATCAGGCTGGGCAAGTTGCAGCGCAAACGTTTTATCAAGGTGGCATTGATGCCGCTAATGCTTTCATTAACGGCATTAGCAGCATGATTGACCCGTTGCAAAAAATTCTTGATGGCATTGCCGCCAAATTGTCTGCCATTACTGGGCAGAATGTTAATGCTCCANATTTGAGCAGCGGTTCTTCTGCTTCTGCTTCTNATGTTTCTTCTTCCATGCCTACGTATCAGGCGGGTGGGCAAACGCTTTTAGCAAACGCTATGGGTTTGACTATTGTGTTGCCTGGTAAGGCCGTTGGTGGACCCGTTCTTCCTAATCAGTCGTACGTAGTTGGAGAAAAGGGACCAGAAGTGTTTACACCGTCTGGTGCTGGCAACATCACTCCCAATCATCAGGTTGGCAATACGTTCAACGTAAACTTGAATTCGTCTGCTGATCCGCAAATGGTCGCTAGAGAAGTGGCTTGGCTTGTGAAGGTTGGGGTGCATTAATGGCTACGCCTTCTGGTAATTATCAATTCAGTTTTAACGGTTGGTTGTTTGGTGGTCTTGGTCAAGGCGTGCAGATCACTTCCATTACTGGGCTTGAGGATTTGCCTACGTTGCGTGTNCAGGATGACACGCTTGGTTATTTGGATGGTCAGTTAACTGGTCGTGATTTCCTTAACGGTCGAACTATCACAATGAATCTTTTGATTCTTAATGATTCTGCCGCTTCTTTCCAGACTTATCTTGCTCANTTGAAAACGTATTTGGCGATTCAGCAAACTGGAACAACTCCTTTGCTGTTTCANTTGCCCAATAGAGGTGTGCAATTTATTAATGCGCGAGTTCGCAAGCGTGCTATAACAATTGATCCGAATTACACCTACGGTTACGCAACTGCTGCTATTGAATTTTTTTGCCCTGATCCGCGTATCTATGACAACGCCACAACCACGTTGACGCTTACTCCNAATCANAACACTGGCCGCACGTACAACCGCGTATACAACATGCTCTACACCACCAGCACTGGCGGTACAGGTAACGCTGCCTCGGCAACAAACAATGGCAATACCGCAACATGGCCCATATTCACCATTACTGGACCATGCACCAACCCAACGATTACAAGCGGTGGCTCTGGTTTGTCTTTGGGTTTGACTATGAGCGCAGCGGATACGTTGGTAATTAATACGCAATATCGAAGCGTCACTTTGGATGGCTCACCAGCACGCAACGTGTTAAATAACGGTTCCACTTGGTTCGCTTTTGCACCTGGCACCACTACACTCTTGTTCAGTGCGGGTGGTTACAGCGGTACAACTCAACTTGTCGCCACATTTAATAACGCATACGTCTAGGAGTAGCAATGGCTTTACGTACACCGCCACGATGGTTGCAGGCAGGCGTTCATACTGCTGAGGATGACCGTCTTTGGTTGACTTCCTTGATGGGTATTCAAGGTGTTGTTAACGTGCCTGGTTATTTGCCGCAGACTGCTGCTCCTTACACTGGCGATTTGGCTGTTAATGCTGTAGCGACTCCGAGCATGAACGTTGTTATTTCCGCTGGTGCCGCTTACATCAAGGGAAGCATTGGTTCTTCTACCACGCAAGGCATTTACCACGTTTATAACGATGCGCCTATCACTGCGAGTGTTGCAACCGCTCCAACATCCAATTCGCGGATTGATCTTGTTGTATTGCAGATAACGGATGCTTCTTACGGTTCAACAACTTCTACGGTTGTTTACAACGTTATTAGTGGTACGGCATCTGCTTCGCCTGTAGCGCCTGCTACGCCTGCTTCATCTATTGCGTTAGCGCAGATTCTTGTTGGCACAAACGTTACAAGCATTA